CCGCCGCAAGGAGCTGGACGCCCTCAAGGAGGACATCAAGGACGTCGCCGACGAGACCGGCAAGGCAGTCGGGGCGGTGGCGCACGATCTGGCCGAGCACAAGGACGCCGGCCAGAACTCACGCGCCGAGCTGCGCGAGCGGTTGGTCATGGTCGAGCAGCATCTGGCGCAGATGCCCGATCGGGACCTCGTTCACAAGCTCGCCCTCGACGTGACCGAGATCCGCGGCGCCATCAATACGCAGGGCGAGGCGCTGAAGGGGGTCGCGGCGACCAGCCGCCGGGTCGAGGAGTTCCTGTTGCAGCGAGGCGGCAAATGACCGACTACGCCAGCCACGTCGCCGAGGATTGCCGGCTGATCATCCTGCGGACGCTTCAGGCCGAGACCAGCGGCACGCTGAACGAGGTGCTCCTGCAGAAGGCGCTGGAGACCTTCGGCCATACCCGCAACCGCGACTACGTGCGCACCCAGATGCGGGCGCTCAAGGAGCTCGGCGCCGTCACCATCCGCGAGGCGGGCACGGTGATGATCGCGACGATCACGCGGACCGGCATCGACCATGTCGAGCGGCGCGGCGTCATCGAGGGCGTGCTCCGTCCCTCGCCGGAGGGATAGATGGGCTTCGCGCGTTCCGCGCTTCGCGGACCCCCTCCCGAAATCGCTTCGCGCTTTCGACCTCCCCTCAGGGGGGAGGTTGGCCGCCGGAGGCCGGACCGGGATGGGTAGGAGATCGGGCCGGGGCCGGCTGTCGTCGATCGAGCTGCTGCCGGCCGACGCCGAGCCGATCGTCGCCTGGGCGATGCAGGAGCTGCGCGCGCGCAAGCACACCCAGGTCGACATCCTCGACAAGTTCAACGTCAAGCTCCGCAAGCTGGCGGTCGAGAGAGAAGAGGCGTGGACGGCCGCAGGCCGGACGGGGAAGGAAAGGCCGGAGCCGATCCAGCCGATCTCGCTCTCGGCCTTCAACCGTTACGCCATCCGGCTGGCGACGACGGCGCGGCGGCTGGAGGAGACGCGGGCGATCGCCGCGGCGCTGACCGAGCGGCTCGAACCCGGCGACACCGACGACCTGACGGTGATGGTCGCCGAGGCGATCAAGACGCTGGTGTTCGAGATCCTCGAAAGCGCCCACGGCGGCCAGGTGGACACAAAGGGGGCGATGGAGCTGGCGCGGGCGCTGCAGGCGGCGGCCTCGGCGCAGTCGATCTCGTCGGAGCGGCGGCGGAAGGTCGAGAAGGACTTCGCCGACAAGGCGGCGAAGGCGATCGACCAGGTAGGCAAGGCGAAGGGCCTGACGGCCGAGACGGTCGAGGCGATCAAGGCGCAGGTGCTGGGGGTGGGGCCGTGAAGTACATCCGATCAGCCGCAGGGCAATGCTTACTTGCTCGGCCTCACCGACTTCGTCATCTGCCAGAGACACAGCCGAGCGGACCGCTAGGTGGCAACGGCCTTCTTCGCGCGCCGGACTTCGACCCTCACCTCTACGATGATCTTGTTAGCGAGAGGAGGAAGGTGCCTTGTATCGAGGTATTTCTTGATTGCTGCGAGTTCGGACTCGAAGTTGTCATTCGGGTTTTCTGCAAGGCGCTTTGCCAACGCGGAGGCGACGGCTTCACGCCCCGATTTGTCGTCCGGAATCTCGTAGTCAGGGTCTTTGGCGCCGTGTTGAAGGTTCAAGGCCAGCAGGTCGAAGACTTCTTCGACAAGTGCCTCTTCTTCGGGGTCAAGTTTTTGCGGACTGTCATCATTCGTCATAACGGGTCTCCGAGACACGAGTGCGCCCAAAGGTGGACCTTCGCTTCGGCGGACGCAAATCGGACCCCATGAACGCGCCGGTCACCCAGGCCGAATGGGCGGCGCTGCGCCGCAGCGCCGTGCAGGCGATGCCGGCTGGCCTCGCCGGCACGTCGCTCCCCGACGTGCTTCTGCCCTACCAGAAGGAGCGACAGCGGGCGCTCGACGAGCACCAGCTGGTGGTCGACGAGAAAAGCCGGCGGATCGGCGCGACTTGGGGGATCGGAGCCGCCGCTGTGCTCACCTCCGGCGCCAGGCGCTCGGCCGGCGGCATGGACACGCTCTATATCGGCTACAACCTCGACATGGCGCGCGAGTTCATCGACGTCGCCGCCATGTGGGCGCGCGCCTTCGGCCAGGCGGCGTCGGCGGTCGACGAGTTCCTGTTCACCGAGGAAGGCGAGCACGGTGCCGAGCGCTCGATCGCCGCCTTCCGCATCACCTTCGCTTCCGGCTTCGAGATCGTCGCACTGTCGTCCAGGCCGCGCTCGCTCCGCGGCCGGCAGGGCTTCGTCATCCTCGACGAGTTCGCCTTCCACGACGACGCGGCGGGCCTCCTCAAGGCGGCGATGGCGCTCCTCATCTGGGGCGGCAAGGTGCTGGTGATCTCCACCCACAACGGCGAGGACAACCCGTTCAACGAGCTGATCACCGAAATCCGTTCCGGCCGCCGGCCGGGCAAGGTAGTGCGCACCACCTTCGACGACGCACTGGAACAGGGGCTCTACCAGCGCATCTGCCTGGTGACCGGACGCACCTGGTCGCCGGAAGCGGAAGCGCAATGGCGGAGCGAGATCCGCGACTTCTACGGCTCGGACGCCGCCGAGGAGCTGGATTGCATCCCGAGCCAGGGCTCCGGCGTCTACCTCACCGGTGCGCTGATCGAGGCGTCGATGTCGGAGCGCTTTTCCGTGGTGCGGCTGCGCTGCCCCGACGGCTTCGCGCTGGAACCGGACCACGCGCGCCAGAGCTTCGTGGCCGACTGGCTGGCCGAGCACGTCGACCCGCTGCTCGCCACCCTCGACCCGAACCTCCGCCATGCCTATGGCTTCGACTTTGCCCGATCCGGCGACCTGTCGGTGCTGATGCCGACCGAGGAGCAGCGGACGCTGATCCTCACCGTGCCGTTCCTTCTCGAGCTTCGCAACGTGCCGTTCCGCCAGCAGGAGCAGATCGTCTTCCACGTCACCGACCGTCTGCCGCGCTTTGCCAACGGCAAGCACGACGCGCGCGGCAACGGCCAGTTCCTCGCGGAGTACGCCCAGCAGAAATACGGGGGCAACCGGATCGAGGCGGTGATGCTCTCCCAGGCCTGGTACCTCGACCACATGCCGCGGATGAAGGCGCGCTTCGAGGACCGCACCTTCGTGCTGCCGAAGGACGCCGACGTGAAGGACGACTTCCGGCAGATCAAACAGGTGCGCGGCGTGGCGATGGTGCCCGACACCGCCCACACGAAGGGGACGGACGGCGGCCAGCGTCACGGCGATGCGGCGATCGCCGCCTGCCTCGCCATCGCGGCGGCCGAGGACGATGCGATGGAGTTCGGCTATCGCGGCGTCGAGCCGCCGGCGGCGCGGCAAGGCTGGCGCGACGAGCCGGAGGAGGAGCCGGCCGAGGGCCGGCGGCCGTGGTGGAAACAGCCGTTCGGAGCCGGTCTGAGGGGGAGCGTGTGATGCCTGACCGTCAAACCCGTTTCACCGCCCGCGAGAAGATGCGCGCCGCCCAGCGTGAGGCCGGATACCGGCGCTTCGTCTATCCGAAGCGCATCGACGCCGGAAAGATGACGCAGGCGAAGGCGGACGAGGAAATTGCGCTGATGGACGAGATCGCCGCCGACTACGGCGCGCTCGCCGGGGCGGAAGATGAAGAAGGAAGGCTCCTCTGATGGCCAGGACGCCCGTCATCATCGATCAGTGGGGCAACCCGATCCAGCGCTCGGTGCTGAAGGAGGAGATCGCCGGACCGACGCTGACCGGCGTCCGCTCGCCGATCGCCGGCTATCCCGGCGACGGCCTCAACCCGGAGCGCCTGGCGGCGATCCTGCGCGAGGCGGACCAGGGCGAGCCGCTCCGCTATTTCGAGCTGGCCGAGACGATCGAGGAGCGCGACCTCCACTACGCGGGCGTGCTCGGCACCCGCAAGCGCTCGGTGGCGCAGATCGATATCTCCGTCGACGCCGCCGGCGACGACACGGCAAGCGTCCGCCACGCGGACATGGTGCGCGAGTGGCTGACCCGCGACGAGCTGCAGGAGGAGCTGTTCGACATCCTCGACGCCATCGGCAAGGGCGTGTCGCTGACCGAGATCGTGTGGGACACCAGCGAGGGCCAGTGGCGGCCGGGCCGGCTCGAATGGCGCGACCCGCGCTGGTTCCGCTTTGCTCGCGACGACGGCCGGACGCCGATGCTGAGGACCGATGCCGGCGACCAGCCGCTGCCGGCCTTCAAGTTCGTGCAGCTCACCATCCGCGCCAAGTCGGGCCTGCCGGTTCGCTCGGGCATCGCCCGGCTCGCCACCTGGGCATGGATGTTCAAGGCCTTCACCCAGCGCGACTGGGCGATCTTCACCCAGACCTATGGCCAGCCGATCCGCGTCGGCAAGTACAATGCCGGTGCGACGGAGGAGCAGAAGGACACGCTCTTTCGCGCCGTCGCCAACATCGCCGGCGACTGCGCGGCGATCATTCCGGACGGCATGGTCATCGAGTTCATCGAATCGAAGAGCGTCAGCCAGTCGACCGAGCTTTACGAGAAGCGCTCCGACTGGCTCGACCGCCAGGTGTCGAAGGCGGTGCTCGGCCAGACGGCGACCACCGACGCGATCGCCGGCGGCCACGCGGTCGGCCGCGAGCACCGGCAGGTGCAGGAGGACATTGAGACGGCCGACGCCAAGGCGACCTCGGCGGTCCTTAATCGCGATCTGATCCGGCCATGGGTCGATCTGGAATTCGGGCCGCAGGATGCCTATCCGCGGCTTCGCATCGCCCGCCCCGATCAGGAGGACCTCGGGCAGCTCGCCGACTCGCTGGCGAAACTTGTGCCGCTCGGCCTGCGCGTCCAGGCGAGCGAGGTGCGGGACAAGTACGGGCTCAGCGATCCGGAGGAGGGGGCGGAGATCCTGATGCCGCCGCGGGTGCAGCCGGCGCCGCCGCCGGGCGACGTGCCGATCGGCGATCCGGCTTTGCAGCAACAAGAGGCGAAGAGCGCCACAGGCGCGACAGGGAAAGATCAAAAGACCGCCCGCGTGGAGACTGACGCCATCGACAGACTTGCCGACGAGGCGGAAGCGCTGGCGGCGCCGGCGGGCGATGCGCTGGTCGATGCGATCCGCGAGCTGGTCTTGCGCGCCGACAGCCTGGAGGACGTGCGCGATGGCCTGAGCGCCCTCCGTCCCGACATGCCGGCCGAGGCCTTCGCGCGGGCGATGCAGCTGGCGCTCGCCTACGCGGAGCTGTCCGGCCGGGCGGAGATCGCGGACCGCTCGAACTAGGGGAAAAGCTCGCGATTGTACGAGGATACATATTTGAACGGCGTGGCGATCGCTTGGCGACCCTTCAACCCGGCTCCAATGCTGACGGATAGGGACGGGACCGCTCCTCCGAGAACGGATTCGACGAGGGGAAGTCCCGCCGTATACAGGGCTCCGGATGCCACTGTCCAACCTAGCAAGTTCAAGCTGGCACTGAGCCCTGAAAGCCGTAGAGAAAACCGAGCTTCCCTTGACGCTTTTGTGTGGTCGGCGATCGCCCGCTCGAGAGCCTCGCTCTCCGTCCTCAGAGCAAGGTCTCCGTCGCCAGCCTCGACGATGCGAAGATATAT